TTAACTAACACTACAAATCAACTCCTTACAGCGTATTTGTACGGCTGTAAGCAATTCTAACTGTTCTTTATCTGCATCTTTTAACTGCTTTTGAAGTTGCTTATCTGCTTCTATTTGTTGCTGGTACGCTCTTATAAATTCGTTCAGCATTTCTGCATCTCGAATGTTTAAATTAAGTTGGCCGATCTCTTGGCTAACTTCTAAAAAATCTCTCGTAGAGTTGGCCAAGTAGTCGAATGAAGATAACCATTCTTTTTTATGCGCCGGATAGCGCTTTTTAAGCATGTTACGAATGGATTTACGCATTATGCTCATGTGCAGGCTCATTGCTGCTGCTTCTTGTTTTTTTATTGTTAAAATCATACTTATACATCTCCATTTTAGATAGTTTTAAACCTGTTAAATCTGATATGCGGTATGCAAATAATGTACCTATAACAGTAATAGCAGCTGCAACAGCTGCCGCTGTTACTTCACTCATTCCTTTTTCAATAAAAACTGCGACGAACTGCGGTATCATGCCTACCGCTATAATACACATTCCCAATGGTATCAACGATTCGCCTATAACATACATAAACACTTTTAGTGTATCTGTAAGAAACTGCTTACAAAATTTTTTCATTGGTACACCCCCTTTAGATTCTCGCAATATTTAAAAAACTTACTTCGCTCTAAATCCGTTAATTCATCTACTCTCACAGCATAAAAACTCTCATGTATTTTAATCCGGCGCGTCTCGCCTAACTTGTTACGTTTGCGCCAAGAAAGGCACGTAGCAGGCACTAACACAAACCCGAAAATTTCCGCTGCTTCTTCTGCTGCTGCTACACTAGATAATTTGTATTGTTGCTGTAAAGCATTAGCAAACTCTACAAAATTGTTAAACGAAAACGGTTCCGGCTTCTTGTGTGAACTGATTGATAATCGGATCAAGTTGCTCTGCATCTTCTCTCCCTCGCTTGTGCTTCAACTGATGTATTTCAAAAAGAGTATTCCAAAAATCATTAATTTCTGTTTTATTTTGTGGCAGCGGGAAACCCCGTACCATTGAAAATGTATCGTACAGATTTAACTTAAATAGTTTTTTCGCTGTAGACATTGGCATAAATACACGTCTTAAAAACTGCTTTGTCTGATAATCAAAAATCAATGCTTCAAAACCTTTATTGCCAATCTTTCGGCAATGGAACAATACTTCAACGATTTGACGGATTCGACTGTCTACATTTTGTATAGACGGACTTGCATACATCTGTATGCTTTGCATTTTACGTGTGTAAAACATTACTTCTGTTGCAATCTGTGCAGCTGTACTGCTCCAGTTACGATTATTAAACGCCATTTGCGCTTCATCCCACATAACAATACTTTCCCACGTGTTAGCGACCTCGTACCACGCTTCGAAATCATCCATTGCATGACTGCCACGCGCCCCGTAATTACTAAAAAGTTGCACGTTGCCACCCATTTTATTTGTTTGCTCTTTCCACAAGTTGCCTAGTGCAGTCATAAAAAATGTTTTCCCGCTACCTAATCCACCCTCGAAAAATATGTGATGTGCCATTATTTACGCACCTCCTGCACCGCTTTTCCGTTAGGAAGTACAACAATTGGTTTCGGCGGTTTCGGAATTAACTCATTAATTAGATTTAAGTAAAACGCCGGATCTGCTGCTGCTGGTTTAAATTCTTTTAATAGCTTGTCTATATACTGTTGATACGGCTTTTCCTCGCCATGCAAATACTCATTATTCTGCATTTCCATTAGCAGCATAATTGCTCTCATTTGCGGCTGCTGTAAGTGCTGTGACTTGTCCGTCATTTCTTCGATAACTTGCTTTACGTCCGAAATGTGAGCCACATGTGGGAAAAGATTATCTCCCACAATATCCTGCACCGATTTTTGCTTTTTGTTTTGCTGCTGTGCATCTTCCATGAATGTTGTATCTTGTTGGTACATGATCCATTCCCCCTAAATAAAGATTGCTATAACACAAGCAATGAACATTGCCCAAAACTTCATGTCTGTGTTCGGATTCGGTTTTTTCTCTGGTTTAAACTCGACAAGTTGCTTTAATGTACTACTGATCTCTAGCTGTGCAAGTCGTTTTGCATTTTCGATGTACTTTAGATCACTTACATTTGCTACATACACACGCCCGAACGTACCCGTAAATACCTGGCAATCGGCTAGCGGTACTTTAATTGCACCCTCTCGCGTCACGCTCTCACCGTCCACCGTTACATTTTCATAAATATCACAAACTCTACGTTCGTTATCTAATACAATCAACTGCTCGTCTGTAGCAAATAATTCCTCGTCTTTTACTTTGTTAAATAGTCCCATCGTTTTTAAGCCCCTTTACGCTTTAATTTTGGCGTTTTACGCTCTGCCCTTACTTTGTACCAATTCCACACTTTAAAGCCGACAAAAGCCGACACTAGCAACCCACAACCAGCCGAAAAAGCTAATATGAATATATAAACCATTGCTTGACCTACTAGATTCCCGTCCATCGCATACTCACCACCATTTCACGCCCTCTTTTACTGCGTAATACATCCTAATTATTGCGATCACCAAAAAGAGTGATATGAACAGCACCATAGATGCCATAATAGAAGTGACTACCATTTGCCATTCCTTTGGTAAGTCACCAAATATAGAAAGATATGAACTAACATTTAAACCTTGTCCCATAACCTTGCCTATGCTGCCTAGCTTTTCGATAGCGAGATCCAGGAAGGATATGGGGACGCTAAATATTTTGTCTATAAAACTCTTAATTGTTTCATATACGCCCATCTTAGCCCCCCTTGATCGTTGGAATTAGTTTAATTACACCTAAGCCCGTTGCGATCCAAATAATAAATAATAAGATGTATGCAACTATATCTAACTGGAAGTAGTGCAGCACACTCGCTACTTTGCCCATCACTTCACTGTATCCATGACCGCTGGAAGGGATCTCGTTGAAAAACATGCTTTGCATTGTCTTTGTGATACCTACGATAAACTGCCACAGCATTTTTCCGAGCGCTAGCAGCACTTGAAACAATTTGACGCACAGCACACCAATCATATAGATCAAGTAGAGCAAACCCCTTATAAGATCGTATATGACGCTAAAAAACGCTTGCAGCACGTCAAACAGCATTTGAAATAAAGATGCTAATAGATCACCCAGCCACTTAAACATTGTTTTAAGAAACTGCATAAGTGTATTAAAAGCATTGGAGAGAAACGTTCCAAGCGCCTTGAACATGGCATACAGAAAGTCAACAATCTTTTGTAGTATGTTGCCGATCATTAGTAGCCCCGTCTCCTTCCAATCCAGCTCACACTAGCTTTTACAAAGTCGATTAGCTTATCACCAACCGTTATCGCCATGAGTATAAACATAAGCGGGGATAGATACGTAAATACGTAGAATAAAGCGCTTTGTATTGTATTCTCTAACATTCTTTTCACCCCGCTATCTAAAGCTATTTTTTATTAGATCAATCAGTTTAGGAGTTAATCTAAAACTCATAGCAAGCAGTATAATAAGCCCTACAAGCCCTAAAAGAGCTGCTACTACCGTTAGTAACGATTTAGGATCAAGCCCTAGCCCTCCTAAGTTAATACCACCCCAGGACGTACTACCGCCGCCTGGATTGGTGGGTACACCTATTTCTGTACCATTTTCATCCACTGGTACAAGACGCACATCATAATTATCGAATTTATCGAATTTCATATCCGCTGCAGGAATAACAATCTTTAAATCAGCAGCGTTTACTACTTTGTATTCGATGCCACCTATCAAAACTTTTAATTTACCTTTTGTGGGGCTTGTCCAACTCACTGTGTAGCTTGTTGGATTATCTGGATTGTTAGGATCTGGCGTAATAGCACCACCGCCCACGCTCACTTTCGGCGTTTTGACATCAATCGTGACACCATCGCTTTCGTCGCCTGCGATCATGCTTGTGACCTTGTATGTGTACGAAGTATCACTCATAACCGTTAAATCTTCAAAATTGGTTCCGTTTGTTGTGAAAATCGGTGTATACCCATCATCACTACTAAAGAAAGAAAATGTTCTTGCCATTATTCCTGTTTTCTCTTTTCTATAGATAACGGCTTTCTCAAACTCTATATCCAATGTATTGTCCCAACTTAAAGTCACTTTTTCCGCCGTTGCATTTGCCTTCAAATTCATGACTTCATCGCTATATACCGTTACCGTTATTTGTGTAGGATTACTCCTATTACCACTTAAATCATAAGCATATAAAAGATACGTATATTTTTTATTTGGCGTAACTGTATTGTCCAAGTAACTAGTATCTTTCAATCTCCCACTTATAACCATTCCATCCCGTACAATAGACACGTGGCTGAAATCTTTATCTTTTGGAAATTCGTAACTTAGTAAAACACCCTTACCTTTTTGTACAGCTGTAAGGTTTTCTACTTTTCCCGGTGCTATATAATCTTTAGGCGTCTTCAAATGAAAAACAGTATTTATTCTAATGTTTTTCGCACCGTAAACGGTTGTAATCTCGATTTGATATTCTTTGTCATACTCTAAATTAGTTAATGTATATTCGTTTATTTTCCCAACACTTTCCCCATTTACTTCAATGTCTGTTAAGTAAATATGGATTGGGTTAGTCCAGCGTAATTCCACATCAAGGTGATTTGATTTCTTTAAAAATCCAGTTTTTATTTTCTCAACTGGATTAAAAACTTCTATTCTATCAAATTCTATTTCCGCAAAACTTGTACCAGACATTACTATCAACACAATTTTTTTAACATCGGACTGTTGCACAGACAATCTATAATTTACATGGCTTGATGTATGCGTATTTTTAATTTCAGACAACAAAATATCGTTTTCATCGTAAAATTGAAACGTTGCACCACCATCCCTAGCCCTATAGTAGATATCCCCTATTTCTTGTTTATCTGTAAAAACAAAACTTACATATTCACCTGGAAATAACGCAAAATTATTCGTACCTAGACTATTATCGTGAATTTGTTTTAATTTACTAGAATTTCTACCATTTGTCGTAACCGAAAAATCCACTTCATCAAGTAGCCCCTGCCAATTGGTAAAAACAGGCGTTTCACTTTTTTCTACATTTGTACTTTGTGTTGTTATTGAACGTGCTTTTCTTAAATTTAATTTAGGTATAGTGATTTCTGTCAGTTCAGCTGGTTCTGTTTTGTACTCTACATCTGTAATTTGTATTTCTTCCGAATCATTCGCGTAGGCTGCGTTATTTACAAACAATAAACAAACAATAAAGCTGCAAACACTAAGTAAATACTTCACATTCCCCCTCCTTGCTATTTGCTACGGCGCGATCACATCGACCTTTCGCTCGTCTGTTTGTTTCGGCACACTCGATGCTGGCGGCGCGTTGTATGTTGGAATTTGAGCGCTCCCACCGTAATCCGGTTGTTTCGCTGTACCGCCTGTTGTCGGCGCTGTGGCTGTACCGCCGTTATACTGTGGCTGTTGCGCTGTGCCGCTGCTCGCGTTCCCGCCTGTCGGTTGCGGTTGTGTCACACTCCCGAGTGCCGGCTGCGGCGCTTCTTTTGCTGTTCCTTCAAGCTGTTGCAACGGATCAACAATATCAAACCCGCCCGGATCATCACGAAACTGTATTTCTTCGCCGGATTTTAAATCGTTTGAATCAAAACTAGCATCACCGAGCGCCGGATCTTCTTTTCCTGTTGGCGGTGCAAGCTGTTTTTTATCAACGTTTGGTGTTGCTGGTGTAGAAGGTACTTCTAAATCCGGCAACGGCTCAACTTCTGGCGTTGTTATATCACCGATTGCCATTGCAACCGTATCTGTAATAAACCCTAGATATTCCTCCCAGCCCGGACACTCGAATATTTTGCATATTTCACATGGATTATCTGGCGTTATTTCCTCACCCGGATTTTCCGGATTTAGCAAGTCGGGTATTTCGGTTATTTTCCCGCCTTTTGTACTTTCATAAGGTGCATAGTCTGGACATGCCATACCCAAATCCGCTGCAAATTCAGGACTATCGCAAGGATTGCAAGACGGATTGCTAAACATAAAATTACCCCAAGCCGTAATACAAACATCCTCTTTGTATATCTCGTAATAACACTGAATCGTTATATCCTCCATACTGACGCCTCTTATTTCAGTAATTCTTTGCGCAGATCCGTCAATATCATCACATGCTATTGGTCCTCCACATTCTTCCCACAATTCAAAATCAATAACAATACCACTATTTTCACCAACAGTAGCGCCGCTATCGCAACTTAAAAAGTCACAATACGGGCTATCAAATTTAAAATCGCCGTTTTCATCCCAACAATAGCGAATATCTTGAAAATGCGATGTGTCCGGCGCACATTCGGTGTATGCTTGCATAAAAGGATCATCACAGTTGAAATAACAATCTGGATCCGAAAAATTTGGCTCACCGTTTTGGAAACATACACTCTCTGTTGGTGCAGTATCTTCCTGGCATGTGGGATGCTCTGGACTATCTAAACAAAACCGATACTTTATACATTCTTCGCTGTTAAAGTCCTTATCTACAGAACATTTTGCTTCCATTGCTGGATCACGATTCGGATTTTCTGGATCTGTCGGTTCTGTTTCTCCCGGTTCGTCTGGATCTGTGGTGGTACCGCCGTCTGACGTGTATTCGTTTGTTACTGTGTTCGTCGGACGGCTATAGTTACTCATTGTGTACATGTCTAAACAGTTAGAAGCTGTTGCATCGCTACAGCTATCTTCTTCATATGCTTCTCGATCTGGATTGTCTATTGTAGTTGTGCTGGAAGGATATTTTTGTGCTACTGTCTGTGCATTACAATGCCACAAACCCGAGTTAACTAAACAATCACTTGCTACAACACATTCAAAGCTACTCGTATTGCTGTTGTATTTCAGTTGCCAACCGACACCCGTTGACGCTGCTTTCGCATTACAAGCCTGTTCCGCTGTAAGCGTACCCTCTGGCACTTGCCCCGCTGCAAACTCGACTAGATCCTCGTCTGTCGTATCTCGCGTAACTGGCGCCGATGCAGAAACATTAGTGCTACCATTTATCATTTTTGAGGGCTCGTCTACTACATCGGATGGATGCGTTACATTAATCTTTTTTGTCGTTGGCGGAACTTTTTTCGTTTCATCTAAAATTTGATTACAAGAAGAATTGTTTATATCGTCGTTTGCTACGTAAACGCGCACCCAGCCTATCAGCTTTGTACCAGCGCTATCAGAATACATTCGTGTCATATAGTAGCCGGGGCAGCTGTAAGCAAAGCCCGTAAATGTGCTGGACGCTCTCAACTGCTTGTAAGCGACTGGATTAGACCAACTCGACTGCTCATACTTTGTATGACGAATGTATTTAACATTTCCGCCGGTTAAATTGATGCGTGCTTTGTTATCTGTCACAGTAGGACTACTAAAGCCGCTGCCATTCGATTGCAAAATTTCCGCTGCATCTACTTTACTTGTAAAAAACAAGCTAAAACTTAAAAGTAATAGCAATAATATTTTTTTCATATAAGCCACCTTTCACCCAAAAAAAATAAAAGGCGGGCAGTTTATGCTGCCTGCCTTTTCAGAAGGGTATGGTTTTTGGGTTGTACAGGATACGCTATTTCTTATTTGAAAGCGTTCATGATTAAGTCAATTAATTTCGGCGCTACTTTAAATGCCATTGCTAGTAGTACGAATAAGCCTACTAAACCTAGTAACGCTGCACCCGCTGAAAGTAAATCAGATGCCGTAAATGGTAATGTAATGCCTGCTAAATCAAGTTGCATAGTAAGTTTCCTCCTTGTTTTTAAGTGATTTTTTTATTAGTCGCGATTACTCACGTTGATACTACTTGAAAGCGTTCATGATTAAGTCGATTAGCTTCGGCGCTACTTTAAATGCCATTGCTAATAGAACGAATAAGCCCACTAAACCTAGTAACGCTGCACCAGCTGTAAGTAAATCAGATGCCGTAAATGGTAATGCAATACCCGCTAAATCAAGTTGCATAGTAAGTTCCCCCTTAGTATTTATACTTTTGTTTATATTCCTCGCGATTCACGTCCGTTTTCACGTCGTTTTCGCGTTGAAATCCATCATCATCCCGCCCTACTGCTTTGCGGAACGTTTTAATAACTAGCGAGATTAGCCACCCTGCAAGTATTAAGCCTACCCCAATCATTAAAAATGGAGAGATAAACTTGACTAAACCCTCTAGCATTTCCCAAAATTCGGCGTAGTTAGCATTTGATAAAAAATTTACTTCGTACAATGCTAATCCCCCCTAATTCCGCACAGCTTTTACAACGGCTGAAACAATCATTATGAGTAATGCCCCAACTGCTAAAATAGCAACTGCAATCATAACGAATGGGGCTGCCAACTTCGCGAAATACTCAAAGTTTTGCCACATGAAACCGAAATCCCATAAATTCCCGATGTTCGTGTTCAATATCTGCGCCCCCTTCTATTGAAATGATCTACTACAGTTAGCACAATTGCTATAAATGCTGTACCAGCCATAACAACCGTCATAAATGTTGCATCTGAAATGACTAAGCGAAATCCGGCTTCAATGAAATGATGTAAAATCGGCTCAAATTCTTGAATTTCTTCTACATTTTCAATTACTTCTGTAGTCTCTGGTGGAACTTGCGTCATTACTCATCACCGCCCACGCTACGCAAAATAACCGTAAATAGCATATAAGCAATTAAACAAGCACCAAAAACGCCGACGTAAGCCCCTGCAAGATCTGGCCCATCAAAAAGATAAATAGCAATGTCCAAAAATTCGGACTGTTCGACTTCTACTACTTCTTCTTCCAGCAGCGGATCGCTTTGTAATTCTTCTTGCACGTCTTGTAATTCAGATTCGTCCACTATTACCGCCTCCCAATCAGACGCGATAAAAGCGTAGTAATCAATATAAGCGTTAGTAAAATCATGATGTACATATCACCGAGCGTTACCGTATGAACGACTTCAACGTTTGCTTTTCCACCTTCTGAACCTACTGGAACTTCTATAATTGACTTATTATTCGTGTACTCTTTTAGAAGTTCTTCCGTTTCTTCAGCTATTTCTTTAGCCATTTCTTCAGCGGTTATTGCCGGCGTTGTTGTTGCTGCTGTTGGTATTGCGTTTGCTGCTGCTTCACCAACTGCATTTGTTTCCGTTGTATTAACAACTTCTGTTTCTTCAACTGTTTCGTTCATATTTCACCTCCCGGCTGAAAACAAAAAAGTCCCGCTTCTCGACGTTTAATCGAAAAGCGGGACTTTTTACAAAGCAAAAAAATGTTTTTTAAGTCAACAACAAAGCTAATAATGCAAAAAGTCGCTAAAGTATACATTTTTTCATAAAAAATGTGTACGAAATACAACTTTTACACTATAATGAGAGTTGCTGCTGTGCTTTGTAAAAAGCTGCGTTTCGATGGTTGTTGCATCGTTCCGTAACAGATAACTTGTTGACGCAAGTTATTTGTACAGCAGCTTTTTTATTTTCTATTTGAGTTGATTTTAGAGTATTATCTCACTGTTGTAAACCTTTAATTTTGTAAAATTTTTAAAAATATAGGGACTATCGACTATTTACAAGTCATGGAAATCCGTCCCAACAAAAGTAAACTTTTGTTACGAAACGATTACTATTCTACCATTCAAACATGAAACTTTTTAGTTATATATATATAAAATGGTGTCGTCATTTATATGAAATATCATAATATACTTTTCCGCGACGACGACGTTTTTTGATGCGTTTTTGGCGTTTTGACTTTTAAACTTTTTGACCGTTATGTGTCATTTTACAAAGGAGCAAAACGAATGAACCGAGACGACCTAAAAAATTTTTTAAAAGAAAAAAAAGAACGAATTTATCAAGATCCACAGTACACAGATTTTTCACAAATTAATTTTTTTCTGTTTGATCCAGATTACAAAACAAAAAACCCTACGGCTTTTATCTATCAATCTGGACAGACCGGCGCACAGCTACACCCCGTCAAACTAGCTAAATCATTTGCTACGTACAACAAATACGATATATTGTGCAAAATGCAAAACATAGCTAAGCAGTTGGGGCATATTGTTGTACCTGTTCGCTTGCTTCACTGGCGCCGACGTCAGCGACTTGAAAAAACGTACCCGCACTTTCAAGCAGCGGAGCATAGCTACTTAATGCTACCAC